CAAACTCCTGCGCCATTATTTGATTGCGAAGCAAGGCATACGTGCTCGGATCGTTAAGTGCAGGAGAGGCTGCCCTTAGTCTACGCAAGCTGCGGTCAATCGCCGCACGGTTCTGCGCAAACTGCTGAGACTTGGATGTCATGCCGCCGTAGGCTTGTATCTCCCTCGGGCTCAGTAACGAGCGCGGACGAGAGGTTACGCTTGGCGGTGTCCACGTAAAGCCAGCACCTGTTGCTGGCCGAAGCTTCGCAGCGGGGGTGTAGTCGAACTGACCCGGCATGCCGGGGATCGCGGTGCGCGGAGAACTCTCCCTGAACGCCACGTCCAAGGCAGGCTGCCCCGCAGCGTAGATGTCAGGCTGCGTGGGCAACGGCTGGTACACCGTTGGTGGGGTGTACGGCGGCTGCGTCTGAGGAAACACGGGCGGCGCAAGCGTCGATCCGGGCATTGGGGGAGGTGGAGTAACCACAGGCGGTGGTACGACCTGCTGCGTAAACAACACATTCGGATCCACGCCAGCATTGATCAAATCCTGAAACGAGTACCCACGCTCAGTGGCGTACTCCAGCATCTGCGCACGTTCCGCAGCATCGATGCCGCCCTGCTGCAGGTTGGCGACATAGTCACGCCCCTGCTTGTCCAGTATCGCCCTGCCGTCCTGCCCCAGCGCAGTTAAGCGCTGCGACTCAAACGCCAAGTCAGGGCTGCGCTCGTAGGCCGAGGTCATGCCCGCTGGCGTCACAAACTGCTCTTGCTTAATCGGAGCCTGAACCGTGAATATCTTGTTCAGCACCGCATCGGCAACACCAGCAGCGCGAAGGTCAGAGGTGCTGATGCCAGACTCCAGCAGCAGGTTGTACGCATCTACGCCAGTCGGAGCGTTGGGATTGGCAAGGTACGCCTCTGCATCCTTCCTGAGATTGGCGTAGTAGTCGTTGACCGTCTGCTGACCGCCTTTCTCCATCGCCCTGCGATACGCCGCCGACACGCCCGGAGCCGTGTCCACCGCCCCACCCTCCGCCATCCGCACAGGAAGCCGTGATAGCATTTGTCGCGCAGTTAAATTGGGCATATCCACACCGCCTCAGCAAAATTTACAATATTCTAGCCTAATAATACTCCGGCACAAGCGCTTCGTCACTACTCTCGTCATCCTCATCAGTCTGCAGCGATATAAAGTTCCCCGCCCTAAAACGCATCAACGCCTGCGTCGTGCTGTCCACAAGGTCATCATTGTCACCATTGGGGAACGACGCACACTCCTCAATCACCTCCTGCGCCCACTGCGTGTTCGGAGCCCACACCATCCCAGACTCAAACATCGGCGCAACCGCGTTGGCGCGCGACACCTTGTCCTGCCCCGCACGGCGACCACCGGGCGTGTACATCGTCACCGGAATCCCCATGCGCCGAAGCTCCTGCTGCAACGTCACACCCGTTGCCTTCGCCTCAATCAACACATTGTCCGGCTGCCAGTACGCATACTGATCCTTCGCAACACGCTTAAGATCCGGAAAGTCCCACCGACCCTTGCGCATGTCCATCAGAATTATGTTCGGCCCACTATCCTCCGTCGGGTAAAACACCCCCCACGTCGTAATCACCGAAAAGTCCGCCGTCTCCTTCTTCGAGTACGCCGTATCATACGACTGAATAATGTACTCAATCGCCGGCAACTGCTCCCGCTCCCACGTGCGCCACCACTCCCGCTTGAGTATCGCACCCTCATCCGAGGTCGGACGCTGCTGGTACATCGCGTTCCAACGCTGAACCGACAGCGACGCCCTCACCGCCTGCAAATCCCCCAACTTCCAGAACGACGGCCACAGCGGTTTCTCATCCGGCGTGTGCTCGTTAAAGATCGCCGGAAACTCAATCACCTCCCACTTGTCCGACCCAAACGTGTTCTGGCTCTTGATCAGCCGCGCCGTCAGATCCTTAGTCCCCCAGCGTGTCATGATCACGACCACAGCCGCACCCGGCTGCAACCGCGAGCGCGGACCCGCACTGTACCACTCCCACGCGTTATCCAACGCCAACGTAGACATCGCGTCCTGCTCCGAGTGCGGGTCGTCAATAATCAACAAGTCCGCACCCCGACCCGTCATCGCACCACCAACACCAACCGCAAAGTACTCACCACCCTTGCTCGTCTCCCACCGACCCGCCGCCTTACTGTCAGCCTGCAGCTCAACCCCCTCAAACAAATCACGGTAGTTCTGCGTGTCCATCAGGTTCCTTACCTTGCGACCAAAGCGAACCGCCAACTCACCCGTGTGCGTAGCCTGTATAATCTTCAAATCAGGCTTGCGACCCATCGCATACGCCGGCAACAAGTACGAACCAAATTCACTCTTCGTATGACGCGGCGGCATGTTGATAATCAGCCGCTTCAACGACCCGTCAATAATCCGATCAAACGCATCAGCCATCTTGCTGTGGTGCGACGAAAATATCGCCTCCGGCCACGCATACCGAGCAAAATCCAAAAACCGTGCCTTGCTCCTCTGACGACGCTCCAACAACGCAAGCCTCAACTCCAAACGAAGACGCTCAACCTCAACCCCTTCCGGTGTCGTACTCATACACCAAAACTCCTATCCAACATTAATCGAACGAACGCTCGACGAATAACTTTCAAAATTTGCAAAAAATTTTTTCCCCATCAACTTTTAAAAACAAGGGGGGCATCTTGCAGAATACATGATCGTGTGCAAAAAGGGCAAAAGGTTTTCGGGGAGAGATTCATTGTGAGGAATAAGGCTAAAGCAGCGCCGCTCGCGCACGGGGCGCTGCGGCGGGGTCGCGGCTCGATCCCGGCCAGCCCGCCAACCAAATCGGCGTCAGGGTACCTTGCTATTTCCGGTAATAGCAATTACCGGAAATAGTGATGTCAATGATATCAATGACTTAGCTATTTCCGCATGCATCCGGGTATGCGGAACACTACATCTTGTGGTTTGCACCACGCAAACGGCGCGCCGGGATGCGTCCAGACCAGCTGTGCGTCGGCCCGTCATGCCGGTTGGTCGGAGGGAATTCCCCGGTTTTTCGGGGCTCGGCAAGGGCTGAGAGGGCTATTCCCAGTTCCGTCATATCCCCTGTCCAAGTAGCCATAGTCGTGTCCGGATAGCCATATTCACGTAATCAATAATACTGATGACGCTTTATAACTCTGGTGAATATCTATTTTGAGGTGCTTTGATATTGATTTGAGTGATGAGGGCGATCACTTTGGTGAATGCTTATGGATCGCCCTGTGTTAAGTTGTTGATACTGGTGGAATTTATGTCAAAACAGGGCGATGTAGGGCGATCAGGGCGACCACTTCTATATAGACCCCCCCTCAAGCCAGCCTAACGGCATTATTATATCTGCCGTTCACTACCCATTCTTAAGGATAAGGTCTTTACCAATATAGATAGCCCTTGACCCTGTTTTTACTGAAAGAGTATATAAATCAACAGTTTGCCACAGGGCGATCACAGGGCGATTCAGGGCGATTCAGGGTCACGGTTTTTGGTGTTTTCTGCCCTTTTGATGTTGAGGTTTTTTCGATGAAAGGGCAGAGCCTGCGGATGCTCTTCGATGAAAGGGCAGCACTTAATGTGTTACATGAGGTTTGTGCCCATGAAATATATTCACGATTGTGTGCGAAAGTAGTTGCGTTCGTGTACGGGGTCGATTAGTCTACACACATCGGCTGCGTGGTGCAGCTGCACAGGAGATAGAGCATGAGCCAGTACACCGTTGTTGCCGAATACCCCGCTTACAAGATTCTTGCCGGTTCTGAGAAGAAGTTCTACGCACCCGGTGATACGTTCATCATCGGCCTGACTCAGTACGAGCTGGGAGACGTACTGAGCTATGCCCTCAGCAACGGTGAGTGCCCATTTGATGCCAAGCAGCAAGCCAGCGACCGAGGCCATGAGGTCTACTACGCCTTCTCCAAGGGAGCCTGCCTGAGCAGCTCACCGAAGAAGCAGGAAGTGATTTTTGGTCAGGAGTTCGGTGACGTGATCAAGTACGCTGGCAAGAAGTTCCAGCTGGTGAAGGCACCTAACAACAACGTCAGTCTGGTGGAAGTCCAGTGACCCTACCGCCCCGGTTCGCTGGGGCAGCGCCACACTCAGGAGAACGGCCATGATCAAGACATCAAAGAAGGCAGCACAGAAGCTTGGCGCGGATCTGGCGACAGAGCTTCATGCACAGACCAGCATAGAGCTTCGCAGCGGAGTTCTGGCGGCTCGGGGCGTAATACTAGACAACCTCGAGTACAAGACTCAGATGGCGTTCTACGCAGGGTTCGACGCAAAGATGGACGAGCTTGAGCCATTGTCATCACCACGCACCAACAGGGGTGCGTTGTGAGCCTCAAGCGCATCAACGCGGCCATCGCCAAGATCGATCAGCACTGTTGGCTGGTCAGGGGTGATGGCTACCACTATTTCCAGTACGACGATCAGGATGCCGAGATCTTCGAGACTGAGTCAGTCATGGTAGCGCACACCAGCGACCATTCAAAGGATCGTTGGCTGAGTGAGGCGTATGACTTCATTAATACATGCAAGCGCAAATAAAAAGTGTTGCAATCGTATATATGATCGACTATATTACTCACATCGGCGGCATCGAGCGGCCAGAGGGGGATGTAAAGTGTACAAGACAAGCCAGCAAGCAGATAAGGCAAGAGCAATTTGGCAAGAAGCCATAAGCCTTACCGATTTAGATATTTGCTGCACAGCTCTGGATGCAGGCGATAACGCAGCGGCAACTCTGCTTGATGCCGGTAAAGATTTTAGAGACCAGAACGGTGTGCAGACAGACGAATTTGTTTACTGGTGGGAACAATCACTTGTCAGCATCCTGTCTGACTCATGCGACACCCCAGCTCATGCGTATTTCGCAAAGCGCGGTATAACTGCTTAACCAACCAACGGCCACAACCGGCCACACACTGAGGATAACAAAATGAAAATAGTCGGAAAAGAAGTTGACTTTATGATGGTAGCTCCTGAAGTGCTGCCAGAAGATGCTCGCAGATGGCATCCGGTTTCTGAAATAACTGGAACAGTTTACATGGTGACAGAGAAAGTTGGTCACGTAGTTGTCTCTGGATACGAGGCCGGAACTCATGACGGCATGAGAGATGCCGCCAGCGGCGGTTTTGAAAAATTTAACTCAATAGTCAGGATTTATTTTGACGAAGCAGGCTTAAAAGAAGCAGGCTACAAGCTCCCGCAAGCTCCTTTACCCGCGCAGGAAAAGAAAACCTGCAAAACTCACGGATGCCCTTCAGGGTTTCACATCTGTACAAAATACGCATAAACCAAACCAACGGCCACGACCGGCCATCAACCAAAGCCAACACAAGGAGAGACCGTATGACCGATTTTGCAGACCTCGCAAGTAAGCCCGAATCAGAGATCAAAAAGATGACCAAAGCAGAACTGTCTGCAGCGGTATTAAAAAATCGCCACACGTTTGATTATTACAAAAATAAGGTGGCTGACCTGCAAAAAAGCGTTGCTCAAAACGCGGAAAACGAGCGCGCCGCTTGCGTTGTGCTTGCGGCCTTTGTTGGAGTTGAACTGTCCCGCAACGAGTACAGCGGCCAGCTTGATACGACAAAGCTCAACATCCTTGAGCTGGTGGGGCTTGTAACGGCCAAGTGCGTTTCTGTCCGATTATAACAACCACGGCCAAGGATGGCACAACAAGCAAGCGCACAGCCGCATGGTGACTGACATGGCTATGTATAACAGCCCAAGAACCCGGGGGCGGCCAGATGCACCGGCATCACGTCAGTCACCAGCCGGGTGTGTGAATGCAAAACACTACCTTAACAACCAACGAGGAAAAGAAAATGGCTTTTAATGTAAAACCGTTCAAAGAAATACTGGCAATGACGAAGGAGAAAATTGACGAGGCTCTTGCACCGATCAGGGCGCGAGCTGCCAAGGCAAAAGCAGATCTGGAGTCAGCCAAGTTGGAAGAAAAAATGGTGTCGCTGGAGTCAGAAATCCACAAATTGTGCGCTGAAAAGGAACTGAACTTTGACCGAATCATCGACAAGATTGATGAGTTTGAGCTGTCCGAGCGTCGAAAAAAGCAGATCGACAAAATCATTTCTGAGCTGTTTCCGGGGGCATGATGTCTGTGCATTATGAAGAAATTGTAAGAATGAGAAGGCAGCAGGAAGAGGCTTACCACAACGCCATGCGTTCACAGAAGCAAGGTATTTCTGGGCTGGTGGGAATGGGAGTAGGTGAAATGGGAATGCAGCAGGCAATACAGGCTTTTAATAATGATCGGGCGGCTCTTCCTGTCCCAGAGAAAAAACAAGAAAAGCTTCTGTTGCTACTTTGATTGATGCTCCCGCTTAGACAGGGGAGCATGCGCCTTCTGTCGTGCAATCTTGATATGCAGTCGCACCAAGTCCTGCCACTGTGGTGGACATCCCTTGAGAGCGGCCTTCTGAGCTTCCCTGCCCTTAGCCTGAAGATAAGCCTGCGCGTAGTGTCTTGGGCTCTTCGTTGTCACTTGCGGTATGCTCGCGGTGGGCACAGCATGAGTCGCTGTCCATTGCTTTTTCGGCACTGATCACCGTTTTTTGCTCTGATAAGTGTGCTGGCAATGGCGCTGTCGGTCTTCGTTGGACGCTCGATGCCGCACTCGATGAGCACCGTTGATGCCTGAGTCCAGCGCCAGATTGTGTGTGGAGCCGTCCAGTCGAGTTCATCGAGCAGGCGTTCCTCAATCGGCTCGACGGCCATGAAGTCACTGTTGTGAGCGTTCAGCGCAGTCATCTCATCCGCGCTCAGATAGTAGCCCTCCCCTGCCTGCCAGAGAGCGTAGACCTCTGCCCAGACCTGCTGCATGTTCAGGCCGTGATCGTGCTGGATGTGATCGCACTCGATTGTCCAGAAGCGCCGGTTGCCGGTGGCGTCGTGCAGGAACTCTCTGGGATTGACCGAGCCGAAGAACATCGTGCGCCGTGGGAAGCGTGACTCACGACGCGCGTAGGCGAGCCTGAGCACGTCGATCTGCTTTGTGATGAACGCCTTGAGCTGTGCGATGTCTGACTTGCGGAAGGTGCTGTCCAGCTCACCGAGCTCCACGAGCCAGTATGAGGTGCATTGCTTGACGGAGTCCTTGTCGTCTGGCTTGAGGATCATGCCCTCCTGAATCAGGTCGAGCTCTGCCGGAACCAGTGTCTTGAACCACTGAGTCTTGCCCAGATACTGAGCGCCCTGCAGCGTCAGTACGCCCGGTGCGCTGATGCCGTTGGGCATGTACGCAGCAGCCACCGCAGCGATCATCCACCGCTTGATCAGCGTGTCCTTCATGGCGTTGTCGCCCTTTGCGGTGATCGTGTCACACAGAGCCTGTAGGCGCGGCTTGCCATCCCACGCACGAGAACCTATCCATGAGACAACCGGGTTGAACTGTGTCTCGTCGGCAAGGTAGGTGATGAAGTCGCTGATGCGATCTGTCGGGAACTTGAAGAGGCTGCACTCAGACGACAGCCACGCCAGTGATGCGTTGGCCTCGTTGTCCATCGTGTAGGACTCGCCGGGGATGATGATCTCCTCTGACTTCTTGATGACGTTGTAGCGGATGACGACGCCGAGCCGGTGACAAATCTCTCGCAGGTTGTCGATGTGGCGCAGCGGTCTGAGCTTGTCGTCTGTCCACAGCAGCGGGCTCAAGTGATCGCTTTGTCGTGCTGGCTCAGTGACGTCTGTGTCAGCCGGCTCTCGCTGTATCTGCGGCGCGTTTCGCTGAGTCTGGGCTGGTGCTGTCTCCATGCCCAGCAGGTTTGCTGCAGCCTTGACGGCGCGTCTCATGTCTCCGTTGTGTTCGTAATAACAGTACAGATCGAATGCGTTGACAGGCTTGCCAGACTCCTCTGAACACAAGGGATCGCTGCTGTGGTGGATCCAGCATGAGTCGCCGCTTGGGAATATAATAACACCCGGCAGCCCGGTGCCGCTGTGTGGCGACAGGTAGCGCTTGGATCCCTTGCGCTGGTAACCGTACTGCTCGAGCAGTGTGATTAAATCGTGGGCATCAGTGAATGCGTCGATAACACTGCCACGAACCGTGCCGGATGTGTTGGCCTTTTTGTGCAGTGAGACCTCTGGCTTTTTGTCCTCTGGTAACCACGGACACATGCCTTTGACCTGCGGCTTGAATCGTTCCCAGTCACTCCACATCGCGAGCAGCCACTGCGGTGGCTCAGGCCAGTCATCGACTGGCTGAACCAGCCACTTGTACGGCTGCCCTGTGTCCGGGTGAATTGATGGTGGCAGCACGTCTTGTCGCTGCTTACCGTCGCACGATGAACGTAGCTCGAAAACGGTGTAGCGAGCCCAACGCTGGGCAACCAAGCGTATGCGCGCCTCTCTATCAGCGTCACCGCTGACCTTCGCAGCTGCAGCTGCAGCCATCGCCTGCTTGTGCTTGTCTCCTGTGGGATCGTTGCGGGAAGGCCAGTCCAGCTTGTGATAGCCGAGCATGACGTCTGCGGGCACACGGAACATGACACGCCGCCCCTTGCTGCTACCCTGTATGACGGGGAAGGCGCTGAGGGTGCTTTCATCGATGCCGAATTCGGCGCATATGTGTGAAAAGGAAACATCGCAATCGATGTCGAGCGAGCACATGCGAGATGGTCCAAGCGCCACGCCCATGTTCCAGTCTGGCCGTTGCTGCCAGAAATTCTCTGCTTCTGCCGGGTCACTGATCGTGTTGTTGCCCCAGTCGGATGCTCGGGGGAATTTGCGACTGGGCTCTATAGGCACAAGATGCATGCCGAAGCGTTCGGTGTACCGGCGGGCGTACCAGCTGATTGGCTTACTCATTGGACAGACCCTGCATTATCGGGATCGATCCATGAGTGGATGGGTGCGTGAACCGGGATGTCCTCTGGCTTGATCCAGAGCTTCTGGTCGTGCTTATCCAGCTTGATGATACTCAAGCAATCGATGCACTGGGCACCGAAATGGAGGGATCCGTTGGGGAGCTTACGACGGCAGTATTGCCACCGTTCGTGACGACAGGGGTCATTCATAATCACCTCTTGGGGTTAAGGGCCGCAGCCCACTTGCTTGTTATTGGATCAACTTTAAAGCATCTTCCACGGATCGCGCAACACCCGCGACACCGCCGGCCTTGATCACTGCGTCCATAAAACGCTGCTGCTCAGGCCGTATGCGCCCGGTGGTGGTCTTCACCTCAACGGCCAAAAACCTGCCGTCTGGTGCGATCCCGATGATGTCAGATCCGCCCTTGGTCAGACCCGCGTGAATCATGCGCGCCTCTGCAATTGTTACGGTCTTGCTGATCTGATGCACGACCCGACCAACCCATGCACCAGCGGTCTCGCATCGCCACACAGTACAGCCGGCCTCAGAAAGCGCCAGCAATATCCTCACTTGGATTTGTGATTCTTTCATAGATTGCGCTCGCCTCTTTAAACTCTGCCGGTGTTGGCTTTCTACCCTGCCGGCTGGCGTTTACTATCGCCGCCCATGCTGCCGGGTTTTTCATTCCGCGACTGACGCCGACCGAAACCAAGTCTACGAGCCCTCGAGCTTTAGCCTGTTCCCTCCCACGCTCGCGTCTTGCTGCGTCGAGATCGACTTCGGCCAGCTGCCCGTCAACCTGCTCAATCTTGCGCCCAGTGACCTCAACCTCTGCGCCACAGTTTGGGCATTCTGACACACCTCGCTTGAAGATGTGGAAGCACTGTTTGCACTGTTGTATCTGCAGCTCCGGGTCTTCGTCGCGCGTTGATCGCTTGCGCTTCTTGCGCCCGTCCAGAGACCATTCTCTCACGTCGTCGGGCAGCCCGTGTCTCTGCCAGTTGTTTACCTGATCAAGGATAACGAGCTCAGACTTGCCCTGCTCGGGACGCAGGCCGCGACCGATGAGCTGCAGGTACACGATGACAGACTGGGTGGGTCGCAGCTGCTGTACCGCCTCAACTGCTGGGATGTCGAGTCCCTCGATAGCGAGCTGGACAGTGCAGAGCACAAGCGTCTGGCCTGCGCGGAACCGCTCTAATGCGTCCTCACGCTCCTTGTCTGAGTTCGTGCCGTCGATGTGCTCTGCTGGGATGCCAGCAGCGTTGTACTGCGCGCATGTGTGCTCCGAGTGCGCAATGGAAACACAGAACACCATACAGCGTTTGCCGTCCACGTACTGCCTGTATGCACGGATCGCATCGCCTGTGATCGTCGGCCTGTCCATGACCTTCTCTGCCTGCTTGATGTCGTAGTCACCGGCCTTGGTTTTTACGGAGCTCAGGTCTGGACCATTGACCGGGGCGATGAGTCGGTATGGTGACAGAAACCCCTCACGGATGAGCCAAGCCATGTCCTGTACTTCAATCATGTCAGAGTAGAGCTCGCCCAGCCCACGGCCATCCGTGCGCTCAGGCGTTGCCGTGAGCCCTATGATGTACGCATCGGGGCAGGCATCTACGATCTGCTGATATGAGTCGCTGACCGAGCGGTGACACTCGTCAAAGATAATCACCTTGGGTCTCTGATCGACGGGCATTGTCTGGATTCGATTGGCCGCAGTGATAACGGTAGCTATCTGCGCCAACTGGGGCGATCTGCCCTTGCCAGACATGATCATGCCGTGCGCCAGCTTTGCATCCCACAGCGCCCTGCTTGTCTGATTGCAGAGCTCACGCCTGTGGACGACAAACCAACACCGATTACCCTGCTCGACAGCTCCCTGCATGATCCTGATCGCCATGCGCGTCTTGCCTGCGCCGGTTGGTGCAACGAGTATTGACCGCTTATATTGTCTGATCGAGTCACGCAGCCTGCTCACGCCGGACAGCTGATACTCACGCAGGCTTATCATTGCGGCTCTCCAGATAGTCAGAAAGCGCCTTCACCGTTTCGTAAGTCGGGCGGCTTGAGCTTTGCATAAACCGATAGATTGTTGCAGGTGAAACCTTGGATGCTTCTGCAACCTTTTGTAGATTGCGGTCTTGCAAGGCACTCCTGACCTCGTCAGGGGTCATCATAGTTATCACTCCCGTATAAATATTTGCACTTGAGTTGACAAGATTACACGCCTGCGTTAATGTTTTCAATACCGTTAATTGGAGGGATTATGAAAATTACATCGTATTTAGATTGGGATGGCACCTACCCAGCGCTGGTTTCCGGCATGCCAAACGCTGATTACCACCTGCACGACAGCATCAGCAACAGTGGGCTCTCGCTTGTGGCGCGCAGTCCAGCGCACTATTTCCACGCACCGAAACCCAGCAGCACTCGGGCGATGGAGATCGGCACAGCCTTCCACGCTGCCCTGCTTGAGCCGGATCGTTACGCAGCTGAGTACGTTGTTGTCACTGGCTGCGATGACCGGCGGGTGAGCGCGTACAAGGATGCCGCGAAGATTTATGGCGGCGACAAAGCACTGACTGAATCTGAGGGATCTTCGGTCACTGTGATGGCTGAGTCGATCCGGTCCAACGGGCCGGCTAACATGCTTTTTACACAAGCAGGACACGCTGAACTGTCAGCCTTCGTGCGCGATCCAGAAACCGGCGTATTTATGCGGTGCCGCTTTGACTGGCTGACCGATGAAAGTGTTTGCATTGATTTGAAAAAGACTCAGGACTGCCGCGAACACGCATTCAGCCGCAGCTTGCACAACTACAGATATCATGTGCAAGCGGCCATGTACTCGCACATCTATGAGCTGCTTTTTGGCAAACCGCTGAAGTCTTTTAAGTTGCTTGCTGTGGAAGAGGAGCCGCCATGCGCTAACGTGTTGTACGACATCGATCCGCTGGCGCTACAGCACGGGCACACACTGTACCGTCAGGCGCTGGAGTCTTACGCTAAGTCGCTCGAAACCAATAGCTGGGAATCGTACAGTGGGACAGGCGTAGTCACGCTGCCAGAGTTTGTGTTGGCAGCACTTGATAACAATGATGAGGGGATTTATTAACATGGCAGACGTAAGCAAGGCGCTGGAAGCCAAGAGCGATCAGCTAAACGCGACAGACATTCTCGGAGCAGAGCCGGTCATCCGGATCCGCGCTGTTGATGTAAGGGGATCAGAACAGCCCATCTGGGTGTATTTCGACGGCGACAACAATCGTCCGTGGAAGCCCAGCAAGGGGATGCTACGAATACTGGCTGCAGGGTGGGGTCGTGACTCTGACGGATGGATCGGTAAGCATGTCCAGTTGATGTTTGAATCGTCCGTGATCTACGCAGGCAAGGAAGTTGGCGGAATCCGCGTGAAAGCCATGTCCGATATTCCTGCAGCTGGGATGAACTGCGCGCTGACAATCAGTAAGAGCAAGCGGGAGCCTTATCACGTTCCTCTGCTGAAGGTGCAGTCAAAGATTTATCCGGCTGACAAGTTCGACGGATTGCTCCCGGTAATGGCGAAGGCGATGGCTGATGGCAAAATGACGCTGCCGCAGGTTGTTGCGCAGTGCCAGAAAACCGGCCAGCTCACGCCAGAACAACTGGCCCAGCTTGAGGCTGCAGCACCCATTGAAGTGTCACAGGACGAAAACGAAGGCGAGGTGTATTGATTATGTCATCAAGAGGTGTAAACAAAGTAATTCTGGTAGGCAATGTTGGCAAAGATCCAGAAACTCGATACTTGCCATCTGGCGGTGCGGTTACCAATCTTGCTATCGCCACCAGTGAATCATGGAAAGATAAAACCACAGGCCAGCAGCAGGAAAAAACTGAATGGCATCGCGTGGTTTTCTTTAACAAATTGGCGGAGATCGTCAACGAATACGTTCGCAAAGGCAGCAAGCTTTATATCGAGGGCAGTTTACGTACCCGCTCGTGGGAGCAGGACGGTCAAACCAAGTATGCCACAGAAATTGTTGCCAGTGAGATGCAAATGCTGGACGGCAAGCGTGATGATGCCCCAGCAGCACCGAGAGCACCGGCTGCAGCACAGCCTGCTCCTGCACAATCTCGGCCAGCAGACTTTGACGACTTAGACGACGATCTTCCATTCTAGAAATTATGTTGGCGGCGCAAGCCGCCCACAATTAGGAGGTATCTATGACAAAAAGAAAACGAGTTGCCGAGCTGTTCAACAGCTCCCCGGTGAAGGTCAAGGCATTAAACGTACGACTCAATATGAAAGTCGATCCTCTGGAAGCTCAAAAGAGAACGGTCACTGCCCAGCACTGGAAGTTTATCCAAACGCTTGTTGACGGAGAGGGGAAGGTGACCTTGAAGGATGCAGCAATTGCAGCAGGATATTCGGCTGCGTCTGCGAGGGAGACGGCCTATCAACTGACCAATCCTAAGTTCAATCCCCACGTTGTCGCGGCCATCCAGCGCTACCGGCAAGACCTTGCGGAAAAGTATGGAACGACATTCGAGCGGCACATGCGAGACATGCAAACCATCAGGGACAAAGCTCTCGAAGCCGGCAACTACTCTGCAGCTGTGCAGGCAGAGTACCGCCGTGGGCAGGCACTGGGAACCATCTACGTAGAGCGCAAAGAGATCAGACACGGCACGATTGACTCTATGGGTCTTGATGAGGTCAAGCGCAAGCTGGAGGAGATCAAGGCTATATATGGAGACCCTGCGGGTATCATTGACGTGACGCCGGCTGCTGAAGCGCTGATCGAAGACGATGCAGAGTATGTGGATGATGAGGATGATGATCAGGATGACGATGAAGCGCAACCAGTGGAGTACGAGGAGCCTGAAGAAGACGAGGAGCCTGAAGAAGATGAGGGGTCATTGATGATAAAGAAAATGCGCGAGGAGCAAATCAGGATGGCAGCAGAGCGGCGGGCAAAGATGAGGAATAAGCATTTACCATGACAACAACTGAAGTTAAAAAGCCGCGCAAAAAACGCGCAGCACATAGACGCCCGGGACGAAAGCTCGGAGTAAATTTTGTGAAGAAGCACATGACCGCTGTAGCTACGCGCCCGGATCACTACTACATGCTGCGTATGATGTCTGACTACTATGACGCCCCGCTTACAAAAATCGTTGGCGCGATGATTGTCAGAGAGTACTGCCGAATCCTGTCAGAGTCGGACCCAGATAGAGCATCAAAGCTGAAGGAGACGTATGAGAACAACGAAGAGCACTCTCAGTACATCATTAGACTTGCCGATTGAGATCACATACACGGTGCTCCCGGCGGAGCATGGTCTTCCGGAGCAGGCTGACATCACCAGCGTGACCATCGATGTAAAGGGCTCCAGTGGCAAGCGCCGGCAGATAGAGCTCTTGTCCAGCCTGACAGAGTCGGAGATTCTGCTGTTGGAAGACATGGTTCTTGATAGTATTTAAATGTAGAAAAATAGTTGTAATAATATTTAAAGTGAATATAATTAAGCCTTCTACACATGCAAGAGGGTTTAAAAAGTGATTAGTATAGAAAAAGACGTTCCCCTGCCCCGAGGTTCTCGGTCAACGAAATACCCCTTTACCCACATGGACGTGGGCGACAGCGTGTTCTTCCCAGACGAGAAAATTGGTGGGAAGGCACACAAGGCCGCCATCAGTTGCGCCGAGCGCAACAACATGAAGTTCGTCGCCCGCCGCGAAGAAAACGGTGTGCGCATCTGGAGACAGGAATGAGTAATCGACTGCAGTTCTGGATGGGCGCGCGACAGTTTGCCCTGCACATGCTCGGCCAGCGCAACAAGCACAAGGAAAAGGAATTCATCGGCGACACGATGCGCTATGTGGGTTTCACCACACGTTGCCTTGCTGATGAGATCCGCCGTGTGGAAAAGCAACTTGGCAGGCCGCATCGTTACCTGCCCAAATCGGGATTTTATCAGGGGACTTGGATATGAGACAGACCGTTGTAATTGAAATACCAAATGACTCGCGGCATGACCTGTTCATGCAGATCATCGGCATGTTGTGGGACTACAACGACGCTGGATTGTGCGAGCTGGCAGATACTGCCAAGTGCCACTGGACAACGCTGTACAAGTGGAAAAGCGGCGGCACTACCGCACCTCGGCTGGACAAAATTGCTGCTGTGGCACTTGCGATGGGCTACGACATCGTGCTGAAAAAACGCGGCAAGCCAACACTTCGGAGAGTCAAATGAAACGCGAAGACTGGATCTTTTTGGTGGTGTTCTGCACGGCTCTGGGAGCCATCTTTGTTTTACAAGACAAGACAACGCAGCGGCTAGACGATGCTCAGGTCATCCACTGCGAGATGGTGGGTATCTATCTTAAGTCCAATGGTGAGTTTGGTTGGCCGGATTACAACAGCACGGCGCAGTACTGCCCTGCGTTGGAGCTGCCCACGGGAGAGGCGCAATGAGCAAGAAACACCGATCAATGGATGAGCATCAGTCCGACCAAAGCAAGCTGCTGCGCATCATAGGCAACACGCTCGACGCGTGGTCGGAAACGAACAAGAAGGAGTCTGGCTACAACGGCATCGTTATCATCGGTGCGCTGTCCTCGGCTCTGGTCGCCGTCTGTGCACTTTACAAAGTGCCGATAGAAGACATCGCACGGCTGATGATTGAGGGCGCACCCTTTATTGATGAGGATAGCGACCATGACCTGCACTGAGCGCCTAAGCGCAGCCGTACACTGCAAGCGCGTGGGGCTGCGAAGCTGTAAGGAGTTTGCCCGCCTTGCAGGTGTGTCAGTCAGCTTAATAAACCTGTGGCACCGAAACAACCCGCAACAATTCGATACCGCGCTCGCACAGGCGGCAGTGACGAGGAGAGCGCGACGTGGATGACTACGACTACGACGAAGCAGATTTGAAACTGGAGCGCAGCTTGATGCGGCGCAGAACCCGCCAGCAGATTGAACACTGGCACCCACAGGATCCGGACTACGTAGGGGATGAAGACGATGATAACGACAACGATTGATTGCACAAACATGCCCGAGGGTGCGACGCATAAAAACCAGAAAACTGGCAGGTGGTATAGGTACGAAGATGGCAGCAGTGTTCGCGCTGAAGGCTGGTACAGGTCATCCGCAGGGTGCCACTGGACAAAGATGAGGATGGGTAAGGCGGCGCTTTCCGAGCTTGTTGAGCTGCCCGTTGGGAAAAGCAAAGCAGCGTTCGGATCAGCGCCGCTCAAGGTAGAAGGTGGGAGTTACGTGCCGTTTCCAGAGAAGACCAAGGCCCTCGACGTGCAGATCGGTGGGCAGCACTACAAGAGTTACGCTATCCAACCTGTGGAGTTTATCCAAAAGAACAAGATTCCGTACATCGAAGGCTGCGCGATCAAGTACCTGTGCCGCTGGCGTGAAAAGGGTGGTCTGGAAGACTTGAAAAAGGCACGACACTACATTGACCTGCTGATTGAGATGGAAGCAAGCTACGGCGAAGAGCCGAAGCCACAGGGGCATGGGAAATGACACTAAACATACTTTTAACCGCGTTTATATTTTACATGCTGTTTTTTGCGATAGTGCAAACGGTAGAGCCAAGGGACGTATCTAATCGGGTGGCGGCTGTGATTGTCGGGGGCTACTTAATATCCGCTGCGACCATAGTCATAACTGCGCTTGTTTTGGTGTGGACGCGATGAAACACAACCAACATTACATAACTTATTTGCTGCACCGGATTGGGTGCAGGAGGGCGAGATGATTTTCTTATTCCCGTTTGCCACAGTGATCCTTGCAATTATGGCTGTGGTTGCTTTTTTAACAATGCTCCTTAACTCCAGCCTAAAAACTGACGAGAGAGTGGGGTTCTGCTGCGTTTCTGCGTTTTTCTTCCTTGCCACTTGGCTTATGACAACGGGTGGGGATTTTTATTTAGAGCACAGTGTTCTGCAGGAACCTGTGCCAGTGGAGGCGGAGAAATGAGTGACCTTCAGGCAGTGTTCAAAGACCCTTGGGGTGAAGTCCCAGATATATTTGTTGATTTAAGCGTACACGATGGCTGGGGAGACAACCAGACAACGGTCAGCATTACATCGTACAGCCTGAAAAAGCTCACCTATGGCCGAGACTACGTCTCAGTCGAGGAACTTGAAGCGCTGGTAATCTTGATGAAGTCAGCCCGAGCGGGGCTTGACGCACCGCTGTGCAGTGTATGCAAAGAGCCTCAATTTGAAACGCCCTCCGGGGTAACGTGCGTAAACGGACATGGGGGAGCTGATCCTCTGGAGGAGCCGGTATGAGTGACAGAGAAGCGTTTGAGAAGTGGTGGCCTTCCGTGGGTCAAACCATTGGTAAAGTAGCAGCATGGGAAGCATGGCAAGCAGCCCTGCAAAGCGGGGAGTCATCCCGCGCCATGTTAGACGCAGTGACACACGGAACTGGAATCACCAAAGGCGGCAGGCACGTACCGCTTGAGGACTTCTATGTGCAACAAAGTGGGGAGCCGGTGGTTTTTACCTGTCACGGCAATAATGCACCAGCCTACGGATGTAATACGCCGGGCGACATGAGCGGTACGTATTACAAAGCCCCGCAGCCGGTGGTTGATCGTAAGTGCAGCGAGTGCGGCAACGGTGAGCCTGACTTGTCTCTGTACTGCGTCAGGTGCCTAAATAATGACGGTTGGCATCTTGATGAGAACTGGACACCGCAGCCGGTGGTTGATGTTAATCAGAAGCTGGTGGAGGCATTGCAAGCAGTGCTTGATTGCGGCAGTACAAGCGATCAGTGGTGGATTGATAAAGCCAGAGAATCCCTGCTATCAGCAGGCAAGGAGACGGATCGTGGCTAACAAAGACCGAGTTGAGTATTACAGCAAAAAAGGCATGGTTGCTTGGGCCGAGTCGTCAATAGTCCCTGCGCCCGGTTCATTTATCAGCATAAGGGGTAAAACGTGGGAGGTTGAATCCGTGAGTTACGCATTAGACCACTCCGACAATCCGCTAGAGAAAGCAATGCGGGCAAACGTGGGGTTGATTTCCGCAGAAGCAGGCAAGGGAGGTGAGCAACAATGAAAACAATTCACAAATATAAGCTGGATATGAACGGCGGTAGCTTCCGTAGCTACGAAGGAATGACGCCTTTACATGTTGATTATCAGGGCGGCTTCCTCTGTCTCTGGGCAGAGGTAGAGACAACGGCAGAAGATATTGCCGTACCATTTAGAGTTATAGGCACTGGTTTTACTTTGCCGAGCGATAACTATAAGCATTTTGCCACAGTTCAAAACCCGCCTTTTGTGTGGCATGTTTACTTGGGGACTACTTCAGCAGGCAAGGGAGGTGAGCAACCATGAAGTACAGAAAAAAGCCGGTAGAGATTGAGGCAACACAGTGGTTTAAAAATGGCGATCATCCACTTGATTATGCGAGTGAACAGACAGGGTACCAGAACGAAAAATTGTCAACCATATCAGCCTATTACAGGAAAGCGCATAACTGGGAAGGCGCGGTTGTTCGGTATTTTAGGCATCCTGCAGAAGCAGTTGCCCATCCTGCAGAAGCATTTGCCGGTGAGCGTAAGTGTGAAAAGTGCGGCACGATCACGCACCTGCACGGCTGGATCGACACGCTGGAAGGTGGTCACATTGTATGCCCCGGCGACTGGATTATCACAGGCGTAAAGGGCGAGCACTATCCATGCAAGCCTGACATTTTTAGCATGACGTATGAGCCGGTGGAAGCAGGCAAGGGAGGTGAGTGATGAAACAATCTTGGCAGTGGACTGAAGAGGCTTTAGACCTGCTTGAGTACTCAGGCACAAACTGGTCAGCAGACCGAGAGAGGGCGGTTGAGGTTGTTGTCAGCTTGTTAAAAGAGCAGAAACAACTGCGCGATAAATTATCAGCAGGCAAGGAGACTGATCGTGAACTGTAGTAACTGCATATACGCGGAGTTCCAAACTCTATTTTCAATCTTTGGTGAGTGCAATAAGCATCGGATTGTTATCGCTTCCCACACATCGTGCCCAAACTTTGTAAGTGCAATCAGCCTATCAGCAGGCAAGGGAGGTGAGGTGTGAAATGTCACCAGCCTGATGGGACGGTGTTTGAAACAAGCGTGTTTGGTACGCTGGCAGGGCGACGTTTTACTGAGGTGACGTTGACTCTTAAAGATTTTTACGACCTATACGACGCAAAACCAGAACACCTGCGCGAATGGGCTGGACATTTGGCGACGAGATTCGGACCAGAGGAGCAACCATGAACACAGACGATGACGCGACTCGCAAACGGGCAGAGCTGGATGCTGCTGAGGATGAATTGCATGCTGCGTGGGCTGCTGCGGACGCTGCGTGGGCTATTTCGGATGCGGAGTATTCTGCTGCTATGGATGCTGCGAGGGCTGCGTGGGCTGCGTGGCATGCTAAAAAGACCAAACTTATACAGGTACAACCGCTGGAGTTTGGGTTGATGATTCAGTGGACAAGGAGGGGGTGAGGAGTGATGAGATACGGTAGCGTTTGTAGTGGCATCGAAGCAGCAAGTGTGGCGTGGCATCAGCTTGGGTGGGAGGCTGCGTGGTTCGCTGAGATTGAGCCGTATCCATCCTCGCTCTTGCAGCATCACTACCCAAGCGTACCCAATTACGGCGACATGACCGCCTTGGCTGGCAGAGTCATCAAGCTGGAAATTGAAGCACCGGATGTGCTGGTTGGCGGTACGCCATGCCAAGCGTTCTCAGTCGCTGGGCTGCGTCAATCGCTTGATGATGACCGTGGACAATTAACAATTAAATTTTTGGAGCTTGCTAATGCAATTGACACTGTTCGCAGAAGTCGAGGAGAACCCGAATGCATCGTTGTTTGGGAAAACGTACCCGGCGTCCTGTCCACCAAGGACAACGCCCTCGGCTGCTTTTTGGCAGGGCTTGCAGGGGAAAGTGAGCCGCTGCTCTCAGCAGGGGGAAAATGGTCAAACGCTGGTTGTGTGTTTGGACCCACGCGAACAGTCGCGTGGCGAGTTCTCGATGCCCAATATTTCGGAGTGGCACAACGACGCCGCCGTCTGTTTGTTATCGCAAGTGCTAGAGACGACTTTAATCCCGCAGCGGTTCTTTTTGAGTTCGACGGCTTGCGCCGGGATATTGCGCCGAGCCGAACGCAGAGGAAAGACGTTGCCGGACCTATTACAGCAGGCATTGAAAAGGGTTGCAGAGGGACAGAAGGAATAGAGAGCAACTGGGCGATACCGACTTACGGTATACCCGGCAATTGGGTAGGCAGAAAGCCTGAAAACGGCGGGAATGCTGTGCAGCCGATGGATGATCTGTCTCCAAACTTAACAAGCACTGACAGGCATGCAGTGGCTTCTGCTGTCTGTTTCCAACAAAATACCCGCGATGAAGTGCGCCTGATCGGCGGAGAGGGCAATTTGGTGGGGGCGCTGGCTGCGAGTGCGGGTATGAAGCAGACGAATTATATTGCGCAGCCTATTCCAATCAACAGTATGAACGCTTTTCGCAGCCCTGATGCCGATAAATCAACCGGCTGCGGAATTGGGGAAGAGGGCGAAGCAATGTTTACCTTAACAAAAGCAAATCATCACGCTGTTGCCGCTCTGGGTATTACACTGCACGGCACGGACGGGACGCAGTCAGTGGCTTCGTTTACTGAACTGTCCAGTAGCCTGCGAGCGAGAACCCCTAGTGGCGTGGAAAACAGCACTACTACAGCGGTCTTGCAGTCGATTGCTTTTGAGCCGGGATTCTTAAAAAGAGAGGGAAGTCATTTTTATCACGAGCACACAGGTACATTAAGGCGAGCACCCGGAGATAACTTGATGGCTGCGGCTATCGGTTTTACGCGCTGCGATCATGGAGGTGACGCGGTGTTAAACGGGACTCCGACTATGCGCTGCGGAAGTAATTATTCAGCGCATTTGGCCGCAGCTATCGGCTGGAGCGAAGAACTTACCGCACACACGGATCTGCAAGGCACACTGCAAAGAGGCGGTGACGGCGGCAGGCACGAGGGTGTTATGCAGCCAGACATGCAAGTGCGCCGCCTGACCCCAACAGAGTGCGAACGCCTGCAAGGGTTCCCAGATGGCTACACACTGGTGCCGCATCGAGGCAAGCCCGCAGCAGATGGTCCACGCTACAAGTCTCTGGGAAACTCAATGGCCGTCCCTGTGATGGCTTGGATAGGTACGCGTATTAACCAAGCAATTCAGGGAGGTGAGTGATGTTAATAAGAATGAAGTGCAACCCTTATAAGTTCAGTGTGGAGATTAGACGGCACTGCGGGATATCAAGAATACTGCTAAGAACGCAGTGGCGTAGCGATGTGCAAGGCTTATTGCGGCAAAAAAACAGGGCAAATTCTCCGGCGTTAAGGCGGTTAAAATGAAATCACAAAAATACTACCGGCTGGTGGAGGAGACTCCACCCGAGCTGGCTGACCAGCGCAAGAAGCTGGCCGACGACATCAAGAAGTACCTTGCCAGTGGCAAGCAGATACAAGAAATACCCAAAGGCTACTCAAAGTACAGTGCGCAACCACTGCGCAGCTGGATCGAAGAATCACGTAAACGCAAGTTCGGAGAACGCTGATGAAACGCCGTATACACGTTAACCAGCACAACATCCGTGCCAATGCCAAGGGCGCTGACCTGCCCGTGCTGACCATCAAGAGCAGTCAGGGCAACACCAAGTGCAATCGGGTCACGATTCATGGTCCAAGCACCGTGGTCTACGCACCCGACAAGCCCCTGTCCTGTGGTGCCAAGGTCTGGGTGGAGACCGATGCAGAGATCACTGTGCATGACCCAGTAGCGGATGATTAGTGGCCGTCATTGGCGGATTACACCAACCCAACAAATTCGCCATCTTCGTCAAAAATCTGAATTATGCTTTTGCCGATACCCTTGGGGCAGTGCTTAACAACGTATGTCCATTCATCGTCGTTGGACTGCATTTGCGCTGCAACCTTGTCAGCCATTGCTGGTTCAAACGTGTGGGGCACATGATTCAGAAGTGCTTGCATGTTATTGCTCTCCTCAGTTGTAAATGTTGTAGGTCTCTTTCACAGCGTCATAAACCTGCTGTGTAACCTTGAAGTATTCGCTATCCCTTGAGACATGCGCTAACTCGTTCATGACCCAATCCGAGTCATCACTAACAATCCAGTTACCTCCTTGAGGCAGATCGTCAGGGTGGCAGTTAACGCAACCTTCGACCGCATTGGCGTAAAAAGTTTTGGTGTAATTAGTCATTTTTTTGTCCTCGGTTGATGGCCGTCCTTGGCCGTGATTTTTAATAGTTCTGTTTGATTGCCGTTTCGATTGATTCCACCAGCTCTTGAGCGCCAGCCAGAGCAGCGTCATAAGCTGCTGAACCCTTGCGACCAGATTGCTTGGCAACGATCTCAATCACGATGTCCTTGGCGCGGCCTTGTGGTAACAAGCCGTTGCGGTAGTTCTGCGCGATACTGAAGCAGAAGTCGCCACCAGCAGCATCCAGAACGCTGACTACCGGGGCAACGATGGCATTGGTACGCGCCAACTGCTCCTTACGTGCTGCGTATGCCTTCTTGTGGGCGACCTCAGAGTCAGTCAGGCCACCGTTGGCATCACGCTGCGCTTGCAGCTCTGCATCGTATGCAGCCTTGCGAGCAGCCTGCTCTGCCTGACGCTTTGCATCACGTGCGGCTTTGGCTTTCTGCTTGAGCGCCAGCTTTACTTTGCTGACTACTTCAGTGTGGTTGGTTTTCTCAACGCAGTCAGTACCGACAGTAAAGCGCTTGCCGGTCGCATCAACGATGATGCAGTGGTTGTTGATGCTGGTGCCGCAATGGTCGCAGCTAAAGTGGCAGCACTCTGGCTTGTTGCGAAGCTGGGCGTTGTACGCCTCTGGGTTGGCTTCAGCCAGAGCCTTAGATGGCGCTGACCAGATAGCAACGAAGCGAAAAGGCGCTGTGCCAAACTGGAAGTTCTTGTGGATGACTGTGTTCATGTTACCCCCGAAGGCCGCGACAACCGCAGCCGATGTGAGAATAATAAGGCACTATGTATAAGAACACAACACCTTTTATACGCAATCGTGAATATATTTAGCATCAGTCAATTTGACAGGTGTCGCTGTCGCGTATAAGATTGCACACGGTCAAACACACGCAGGAGAGATGCAATGTATACGCTAGAGGAAGTGCGAGAAAAGTTACAACAGAGAAGGCTGCCGGAAGTAGCCAAGGCCACTGGCCTTAGCTACGGAACCGTCAGGAAGCTGGCTGCCGGGGACGACAAGTCGGTGTCCTACATGGTGGTCAAAAAGCTTTCCGACCACCTGAAGTTTTTGGAGAGCAATTAAGCGAGTTGCAGCGTATCGTCCATCGGATAAAGCTGCTGCAGCATCTCTCTTGCCCTTGGATCAGGTGCGCCTTGTGATGCGACAGCTGGTCCAGCCGGCTGACTCATTGCTGGCACTCCTCGGGTTCGGACCGTTGGCGGCTGAACTCGTGCCTGTGGTGGCATGGGAGCAGCCTGTTCTTCAGGTGCCTCTGGTGTCAGCCCAAAGCCTACGCCGCCACCAAGGATTAACCTGTCTACGGTGGTAGGGCTCGTAGGAATCGAACCATCGACAGCACTCAGCGCGCGCGTGTATCCATAGGATCTTTTTACGCTGTTAAGTAAAAAGAACTCTCCTGCAGCTCGGGCTGCATTTGTATTTCCCATTGTCCTGAACAGGCTGCCAAGCATCGTGCCCATCACTGCTCCAGAGTTGGATCGGTTTTTCTCTGTGCGCATCATTCGCGCAGTAGTTGATGCAAGCGAGTTCATCATGCGCCGCTCTTCGCCAGTGAAAAGGGTTCTGATCAGCTCGGGATTGCGCCTCTGTGCGTCCGCCCACTCGCGGGAAAAGGTGTTTGATACTCGCCCTGATGCACTCGATACGATGCCGTCAGCGATCATCATAAACGCTTCTTGGCGCAGCAAATCCCACTCAGCAGCAGGCAGGGTGGTTTTCAGTGTATTCAAGGTGCGAATGGCTTCTGGTCTGCTTATCAATCCTGAGAACGTAGATCCCAAAATTGACTTTGCCGCTGCTTGCGGGGGAACGATTAGCGTTTTAGAGCCGTCAATCATGCCCTCTTTTGTCAGTGCGTTTAATATGCCACCCTTACTTTCCCAAAGATTTTTAAACCCTCGATAGTTTTTAATGGCATTAGCCCAGAGGCCAACGGCGTCATTGTTGCCATAAAACAGGTTGTGCTCTGCCATCGCAAAGAGCTTTTCGTCCAGCTGCTGTACTGCCTGCCGTGCAGCAGCGCCCTCGCTACCAAGGTTCGCTGCCTGATTCGTCAGCTGCGTCCGGATAGCCTGTATGTCATCCAGAGATCCGCCGTTTTGGAAAAGCTCGTCGAGGTCGTCCAAAATGCCGTATGTTGTCGGAGCTGACCGAGGGTTGAAATTCGGGCGAAGACCGTTGATGATTTCGGTGCCAAAGGTTGATGCAACTGTCGGGTCAGCATACACAGAACCTGCCTCTCGGGCTGCAGCATATAGCTCATCTGCTCTATCCTTTGCTGCCTGACGCGCCTGAACGAGGGCTGCCTGAACAGCTGCACCGCCTTCTGTTCTCGCAATTGCAGGACCGCCGCCGGCAATTATCCCCTGCATTGCGTCTATATTTTCACGCACAGCCGCCTCTTGGGCATCCATCTGCGCGCGAATTATGTCTTTTGCCGCTTCACCGTAAACACCCTTTGCCGCCATGTCCTCGAACAGCTGCTGCTCCATGTCCCCAGTGAGCTGACCAGTGGTCAACGGTACTGGTACAGGCAAGCCCTGAGCCTGCATTTTTGCAAGTGCGTCTGGTGGTATAGCCCCTTCCCGTATCTTTCTCGCAAGATCCTCAAAGACGTTAACCTGAACCTCTTCCGGATCTATGCCAACGCTTTTGAGGTAACGTATCGCCTCTGGCGTCAGCTTTGCATCACGGTCAATAACGCGAGCGGGGGAGTTGTTAAAAAGGTCTGCAACTGTCCCACCAATGCGCTTGAATATCTGACCAATACCGTAAATACCAGACCCCCAAGCGCCGCCCTCAATGATGGGGCCGGCCTGAACATCTTCTCCGGCAGCCAGAGCAGATCCTATTTCTGCACCACCAGCCTCGACCAGCGCAGTTGTCCCGGTTCTCAATCCGAAGGCAGTAGGTATGCCGACGCCTGCAAGACCAGCCTCAATGAGCGGCGCTGCTGCAGTCACACCAGATATCTGCGTTGCTGTCGGCATGTCGAGCCCGCGAGGGTTCGGGTAAAATGTCTTGAAGCCTAAAGTAGCGCCTCGGTCATCTTTGACCGGAACACTGACCAACACGTTGCCGAAAGTGTCGCGACTGGTCTGTGCGTTCGGCATGATCTCGACAATACCCCGCTCAAGACGAGCCGGGTCAAGCGTAGTGCCCACCAGCGCCATCAAACGAGCCTGATCAGCAGGCGGTAAGTTCAGGGTTCTAACGCCGATACCCTGTCCAAGAATTGGGATTTCTGGATAGGTGACCTTGGCACCACGGGTCCAGTCGTATATGTCTCGACCAACAGTGGCAGCGGCCTCGCCTGTTCTCCCGGCTGCAGAGTAGATTGATGCTTTAATACCCTGCGGCTCCTGTCCGCTGACAATGCTAATTCCGCGCGCAGACATAGCTGCATAGTTTCCCCGACCGTATGCATCAAGATCCGCATCCGACAGTTTTGTAAGATCGACCGTCGCTGGTGTTGTTGGTACTGTTTCTTCAGCCATAATAAACTCCGTTTACTATAAGGGTGGCATGCCGCGAACGGCGCGCTCTGCGTTAATCGCATCGTTATCCGGAGGAACAATGCTGCTAACAGGGGCTGCTGGAACAGATCCAGACGTCGTGGGCGGTATTACCGGCATAATAGGCGCATTACCAAGCTGATACAGTCCCAGCAGCTGACTAGCGGCGGGATCGTCTTTCAGCACATCTGCGTACTGTGCAAGTCTTCTCTCATGAGAATCAATGCGATAATTGGCTGTCTTTTCGAGCGCACCCATCAGCTCTTTAACTTCTCCCTGAGTCATCGTGGCAAGATCGCCAGCTGAAGCCCTGCGTATCAACGCGCGCTCGTTCTCAGTAATTGCCCCTTGTCCGCGCATGGCTTGTGCAGCAAGCAGCTCAAATTCTGCCAGACCCTGCATTGCCACAACCGTGTTTTGCAGCATTTCCTGACTGGTTTCTCCACCGACGCCGAGCGATTGTCCGAGCCGTGATACGAACATCGCCGACTGGCTCAGTGGACCACTAAACAACTCTTGCTCCAGCAGAGGACGGACGTTATTCACCGTGTTCAGCGTACCCAGCGCAGCACTGGCCTGCGTGTAGGATGCATCAAGCTGATTTGCTGCATTGGTGCTCAAGACGTCGCTTAACTTTCCGCCGCCAACATTTATGTTTGTTGCAGGGCTCGGGCGCGTAATATCAAACTGTCCAGTGGCTTCGTTAACTTGCACGATTGACTCGGGTGGCGCTCCTAAAGCAGCCAGCTCCTCCGGCGTAGCCATCCTGTACCGAGCCCGATTCGCAAGCTCATTTGCCTGCGCCTCGCGCGCAAGCAGTATCGCCCGCTGATCAGCAGACAGCGCCGTGTTTGACGCCTGTGCAGCAGCCTGCTCTGACTGCGCCTGCTGCAGTGCGGCCAGACGAGCTCGTGTCTGGTCATCCTGCATCGCTGCAGCACGGGCACCGATCTGGCCGGGTAATGCCCGTGTCGCGCCAGCAAGACGCGCAGCTTGTGACCCGCTCAGTGGCTGCCCATCAGGACCCACGTTAGAGGCGTAGCCAAGCGCGGCTTGTGCGATGTCAAAAAGCATCTGAGCCTGAGTAGCACCCCTGTCTGATATTCCCAGCAGCTCTTGATACTCTGGAGTCAGCTCTCTGGTTCGAGACATAGGATCAATGGCAGCCTGTGGTCTTCGCGCCAAAAACTCATCTATCGGCGAAATCGAATCGGTAGCACTCGCCGCTGCACCACCTCGCTCAAAATGTTGAACAATCCCACCGCGCGCCATCTGCAGCGGGGGCATTGGCAACGAAGCGATGCCCTCTGGTGGCATCTGCGCCATCATGGCTGGATCCATCTGGGGCATGCCTGCGGGAGGCGCGCCAGCAGGTGGCATCCCAGCCGGCGGCATACCCGTCATGGCATCCATCGGCAGCGCGCCAACATCAGCGCCACCCATCGGCAGTGCAGCGATACCCTGCTGTGCCAGAATGGGCTGCAGCATCGCCAGCACTTCGTCTGGGGTCTGCTGGGCGGCGTTGTAGCCAACCCTGTCAGCCAGCTCTTCGCGCCGTGCATCGATGGAGCGGTAGTCTCCGCGCAAGTTGTTCATCAGCACTTCAGGCGAGTCTGGTGATCGGCCAAGAATTCGCGCCATGTCGGCGTCGTCACCTTCGCCTGCCATCTCCTGCTGAGTGATCTCTTCCATCAGCTCTTCGATGTCGTCCATAAATCCGGACATGATCCCGACGTTTTCAACCTCGTCGTCATCGACCATCTGCATTTTTGCTTGATTCTTAGCCATGTTTTTCACCTAAAAGAGTCCTGCTCGCTGTGCTCCGCCGGCTGCTGAAAGGGCACCAATACCCAAGCCTGCTGCGGTCTGTAATGGACTAGCCGATGGAGCCGTCTGAGCCGTCATCGCCATCTGGGTAGTAGGAGCGCCTCGGTAAATGTCGCTCACGAAGCCCAGACGCTGATAGGGGTCCATTAGCTCTTGCATCTGTGTGCCACGAATAGCATCAAGCTGCGACTGTTCAACCTGACGCTCCAGACCACCCAATCCTGCCAGCATGCCGACATCGGCTGAACCAAGCTGCTGAGTAGCCTCGCCCAACGCACCGTACTGCACACCCAATCCACCCATCTGACCACCAAGTGCGCCCAGTGCCTGAGCCTTGGACAGGTCAATACCAGCCTGTTGGGCCGTCAGCCCACCGATGCCTTGACCTAGATTGGCAAACTGCATGCCTGCCTGACCCAGCGCCTGCCCGCCAGCCAACTGCCGACCCTGCTGCGACTCAAAACCCTGCATGGCTGCTTGCTGTGCTTGCATGTAGTTCTGCGCGTAATCCTGCATGATACGCTGCTGCATCTGGTCCTGCACGTTGCGCTCAAACTCCGCGCGCTGAACACCCTCACGAGTACCGCCGAACGCTCCTGCGCCCACGGCCTGAGCAGACTGGCCCAAACGGGCAATGTCAGCCTGCCGGCGCATTTCTTTGAGCGCCTGCTGCGTAACCTCCTGCTGATACGGGTTCATGTAGGTCTGCGCGTAGCGCGGATCGTAAGCCTGCGCAGAGCCTAGAATGCCACCAATCCCCTGACCGATGACAGGCACTGCTCGGGCCAGCATGTCTTGAGCACTCTGGAACTGAGGGGCTGTTTGCACAGATCCAGCCGCCAACGCTCCACGCTGCGTAAGATCCATCCCTTGGGTGAGACCCTGAGCGCCAGCTTGGATGTAGGGCTCAAAAGCACCAATCCCCTGACGCGCCAAATCCAGCGCCTGCTGCTCGCCAACGGACAGACCCGCTGCTTCGATGGCAGGCAGGCCAAATGGCTGCCCATACAGACGTTTTGCCTCATCCATCAGGTCAAGTTTTCTTGCCTCAAACTCAGGCGCTTCACGCTGTATCTGGGTTACATAAGATTGTTCAGCCATTTTTACGGCCCTCTAGTTTTCGCATTAAAGCGTACATTCGTTGAGCGCCCTTGCGACGTGATCCGTCGCCCATGCCGCGCACGGCCTTTGCCGTGAAAACGAACTCGCCGTCGGACAGCATGGCAGGGATGTCGTCACTTGTTCCAGTACCCGGACCGTTAATCGGACCAGTCTTGCGCGGGAACTTTTCCGTGTCCAAGCTGCCGCCCTTTGCAAGGCCCGGGGGCCGGGGAGGTGTGTACGAGTACGGGTTGAACTGTGGCGTGGTGGACGTTGTGTAAGCCCCGCCGTAGCGTATCCTCTGGTCTGGATTCTGCTCCAGATAGCGCTGTCCGGGGCTACCTGACATAAAGTCTTCAAAGCCCTCTGGAGGCGCAACCTCTTCCTCTTTAAAGCCGCCTGTGAGTGCCATGATGCCGAGGCCGGTGGCGGCGAGGGGTGCAAACTGCTGGATCATACCGGGCAGTGCAGCTTGGTATGCCGTGCTGATCGCATCGGAGCTACCGTCCACCAAAGCCGCGCGAACCCTTTCCGGGGATATGTTGAAATCTCTGGCGACTTTATCTATTGCTTTCGCTGGCCCAGTATCCCGAATTCGATTCGGCAGAACTCTGTCCAATCCCTGCTGGAATATACCTTTTTGGGTATTATCCTGTATCCCACCCTGCACCCCACGCGCCATATTCTGCGCGGTAAGAGAGGCGGCGTCTGATCCCATAAGCTCCGGTCTCAAAACGCCACTTCCCGGGGCATTTAGTGATGGAGTTGATCTTTGGGCGGCAGCAACAGCCGGGCTTGCGGGTGGTCGTATCGGCGATTGCATTCGAGCAGCCGCCTGCGTCGGCAGTGGGGCGGCTCCCGGACCCATGTCTACTGTAAAGTCTGGCAACCCTTCAATTCCCATCGCACTGCGTGTAATCGGAGACGGTTGCCCAATGCCGTAACTGGTCGCACCTGTCTGAGCAGGCGCAGTGCCCATATCAACAGGAGCCGGTGCCGCTGCAGCTTCTGCTGGCGCACCCGTGAAGAACTCCTTGGCCTTGGAGAACTGTCCGCCAACGGTGGTAGGTCCGGTGTAGCTGCCTGCCTGAAACGCCTGTGCTCCGCCCATCACGCCAGCACCGGCACCTGCAGTAAGACCACCAAGCGCACCTGCCCTGAGTGATTCTTTCAAACTTCCGCCGCCCAGTGCAGTAGAGCCTGCTGATCCGACAAAGCCAGACACCGCTGCAACGCCAGCCGTGGAGCTTATGCCCATAGCCGTGGCAGCCGCCGGTCCGAGGAAAAAGGCCAGCGCCATCGTTGTTACGATTTTACCCACACTTGAGCTTGCGAATTTCTTGACCGCCTGACCAACCTTCTTTAACGCCTTTTTGGCACCTTTGAAGATTTTCTTGATGAAGAACTCAGGCATGCCGGTCATTGGGTTAATCGTGCCGCTGCCGCCCATGTCCTTGAGCATTGCTGCTTCGCGCGGAGAGATATGCGCCAGCATCGTGTCGCCGTAACGACCTTGCTGCGCCATTGCTGCTGCGAGTGGGTTCAGTGACGCGATACCGCCACGAGCAAAGCCCTGCGGGGGCATAGGCATATTGGTTGTGGCGCGTATTTGGTCAACAGCGAGGTTAAGCGCACCAAAGAACTCTGGGTCAAAGGCCGGTGGCAACAGGTCTTCTGGAATGTCCTGTGCAAGGTACTTGGCGCGGATCTGCGGATACTGATCCGGTGCTGCCAAGACCTCGTCCAACATCTGATTGAGCACATCCAGCACTTCGGGCGGCAACGCCAGATCCTGCAGTTCTGCTCTGAACTCAGCAACGGCTACTGGGTCGGCTTCCTGTGCACTGTCAAGGATGTCTGCCGTGAACTCAGACGGAGGCATCTCCTGCCGCAGTTGCTCGAAAGCAGCGAGATTGTCCGGTGACATTGAATCTTGAGCGGCGGCTTGGGGAGGGAGTTGCGCCATTCCCGGCATAGCATTAACCATGTCTTTTTCCTTTGAAAGTTAAAAGCCACACGGGGCTGCGCGCCGGGGAGGGTCGCGAAAATACCTAAAATTATCAACGAAGATGCCTTCATTGTCTACTGTTAAGACCGATCAGTCTCTAAATAGGACAGCACAAACGTCACATTTGCTACGCTGGCCGTCACCTTCAGCACGTCTGTAGCTTCTAAGATACAGGGCACTCCGCTGAAGACGTCCATCGTCTGGCTTGTGGGCAGCTGGTAGGTTTTAAGCAACGAGTGCGCAGTGGCAGCACCAAGCGGAAAAAGATTGACCGAAATAGCCGCAACCGAGGCGTTGGTATTGGTCACGCGCAGCGACGACAGCACTGCTGAGTTAGCAGCCGGCACGGTGTATATGGTGGTTTCTGTCGTTGCAGCAGGTATAAGCGGTTTTCTAAAGTATTTATTCGCCATGCTGATTACCCGGCTGACACAAAGTTGATGGTGAGGATCACAGACGGTATCGCTGGCCGTGTGGGGCTTGTGCCGGCAGCGTAGTGCTCAATATACACGTCAGCATTGTCAGACCACCACGCGATTTCCAGATAGTTCACTGCAGGGTCGGTGACCGTAAAAATTCCAGTCACGGCAGGCACTACATGCGACCAAATTAGTGCTGTTTTCCGCGCCGGTATATCAAATCTGGTATTACTGAGCGGGTAATTGACCCCAGTGTCCTTGGCCCAGATCTCAAACTCCGCTGCGGTGTTGCTGCGGTTGGTCATCTGCAGGGTAAAGGTCACCAGATACTGACCGCTACAGGGCACAAAGATCTTGGTGTTGTCCACCACACGAATGCCGTTGGTCAGCGCGACCGTGTTATAGGTGAGCAGGTTCTCGCTGGTGATGCCGGCGCTTGTCTGATCAACGTCGGACAGCAGCATTGCGTGTGGCTGCAGCATGCCGTTGGATAACTGAAACCCGCGCACACCCCCAGCAAACCCGCCGCCCGCTCCGCTGCCCGCGCTCATCCACGTTGCCGCACCAGCAGTGTCTTGGCTGACGATGGGCGTGTAGCTGGAGTTAAGCTGCAGAATAACCTGCTCCAGAGAGCGCACAAGCTGGTTAAACTGCTCTGGGCTGT